CTGCACTGGACACAGTTGACGAGATGGTGGAGACAAAGCCGGGGGTCACATTCGCGAGCGCCGTGACACCAGCAACGCCGGAGTACGCGGCTGCGAGCAGCTTGGGCTTCGTGTTGCCATCGCTGAACGTGACCACCACGTTATTCGAGCCCGAGGCCGCGCCAACGAGGTAGAACAGCCGTCCATCGACGTTCGTGAACGGCGAGAGGAACGCCGTATGCGCGGTCATCGACACGCCGCCGTACGTCGCGCTATCGATCGTCGTCGCGCTACTCCGGTCCGTGGTGGCGAACACCAACACCACGCGATCAGGATTGGCGCTCGCGTTGAGCGCGACCGTGAGCGTCGACGCGAAATCGACAGTCCCGCCGGCGGAGGCTTCGTAGGCAATGGTCACGCCGCCGCCTCGTACAGCCAGATGTGCGTCTGCTGCTTTCCGAACACGCCGCCGGCGAGGACCACGCGGCCATCGGGCAGGGAACACACCGCGTTGCAGATGAACGCACCGACCTTCGGGACCTGCGTGTCGACGCTCCAGGCGTCTGCCTTGGGGTCGTACACCGCGATGCCGTCGATGTCGCCCTCGGGGCCGTAGGTGCGCGGCCACACGACCTTGCTGTGGCTCACGACGAGGCGCATCTCCTTGTCGTCGCTCTGGTCCTTCCGCTTGCCATCGGGCAAGGTGATGACCGCGTTCGGCCCCTTGGGCGGCGCGGCGCACCGGCGAACCGCGTTCGTGTCGAGGTCGAACTCGAGCATGATCGGCAGGCGAATCTGCTCACCGTCCGTCTCGAGGCCGATCGCATAGAGCTTGCGGCCGATCAGGGCGTACTTCCCGCGGCGGAAGTAGCAGGCCCGGCCCTTCGTGCGACCAGGCACCGTGATGGGCACGCTGGTCGCCTTGGCCGTCTCCACGTTCCACCGGAGCACCGCGGGCGTGGTCGAGTCGTCACCGACCGCCACGATCTCGTCGCGCAGGGGGTCGTAGACGCCGCCGTGGAGGCAGCCGGTGTTGGATCCACTCTTGCCGAAGAGGCGAGTGTCCTGCGTGTACGTCCGCGCTTCGGGATCGAGCAACCATGCCCCGCGCGCGTAGTCGAGCAAAGGTGCGCCGGCAGGTTCGTACGCGAAGTAGGAGCCAGGCCACAGCAGGAACCGCTTTCGCGACTGCATCCACTCGAAGCCGGCGCCGTCCTGCAAGGCGTGAGGTGCTACCGGCAGCAGCGTCTTCGCGTCGGGAGCCCCCACGTCCTGCCGCCAGTCCGCGAGATTGCTCAACGGCGCACTCCAGGTGCCATCCGTTGCGGAGTAGGTCCAGTCGCCGCCGGAGACGTAGAGGCGCTTGCCGTCCGACGCCATGTTCGTGTGCTTGCTACTGCCGTTCGCCGAGTACGGCGCGAGCTTTCCCAGCATCGGCAGCGGCACGCCCACGAGCTTGCCGAGCGCGTCGCCAGGCGGCGGGTCGTCGTGGCCAGGATCGGGCTCCGGCTCGGGCTCGGGTTCCGGTTGCTGGCCAGGGTCGTCAAGGCGACCCCCACTGCATGACCCACACCTCGGTGAGCCCGCCTTGCACATCAACCACCGCGTACGCGGCCGTCCCATCCGACAGCAGATTGACGGAAGCCGTCGTACTGGGCGGGGGGACGACATCGCCGCTCGCCTGCCCCGGCCCCTTCGACCAGACCATCGTCGCCAGATCGAGGATCCAGGTCTGCCGGAGCAGCGTCCCCAGCGTCGCCATGCCGGTGCGCCCGCACCACGCGACGATGCAGTTGCGCGATTCCACCAAGGTGGCGGCAATGCCCAACGTGGAGGGCTTGTTGCCGGTCGTCGGCCGCTGCACCCAAGTGCCACCCTGCGCGCAGGTCCAGAGTTCGTTGTCGTTGGCGAGCGCCCAGATCGTCCCGTTCGCCCGCATGCCGGAGCGAACGTAGGTCAGCCGTGGCGATTCTTCCTCGTCGGGACCGTAGGAGGACTGCCGCGTGAACTGCGGGCCGTTTCCCCCGTAGGGCGTGATCGCGCCCGTCGCGAGCGAGCGCCGGCGAGTGGCGATGTTCGCCCAGCCGCCGAAGGCGTAGAGGTAGCCGTCGTGGTGCAGCAGCGCGGAGTCCGGAACCTCGAGGGCCGGTGTCACCGGAAACTGTTGGGTGTACGTGCCCGTCGTCTCGTTGAAGGACAGCGTACCGTCTTGGCCGTAGGCAACGGGCGCGCCAGCGCCGATGGCAATGACGCCATCGCCCACGAAACAGGCCCCGTAGTTCTCGCGTTTGCCGATGTCGGAGCCGATGCCGGGAATGGCGCTCGTGCGCTCGAAAACCTTGCTCGCGCGGCGGAAGATGAACGAGCCGTTTTCCGGCACGTTGTTCGGTCCCCACGCCATCCAGATGTCGCCGTTGGGCAGCATCACTGGGCGGCGGAAGTACGCGCCGAACGAGCCGCCCGTGGCGAGCTTCTCCCAGGTGGGCGCACCCCCGACGGGAGGCGGTGCGGGCTCGCTGATGGTCCAGACGACCACCGACGGCGAGCCGTCAACGTTGCCGGCCACATCGCGCGCCCGCACGCGGTACGAGTGCGCGCCGAGCGCCAGGCCGGAGAGCGAGACAGGCGACGCCACAGGCGCGAACGGCGCACCGTCCAGGCTCCCCTCGAACACGAGCGGCCCCGGGCGATCGTCGGTCCCGGCGAACGCGACGACCGCCGTCGTCGCCGTCGTGTCGGTCGGTCCCGCCGTGATCGCCGTCTCCGGCGGCGTGACGTCGTCCTGTGGCGAAGGAGCGTCGTCCGGCAGCGCGAGCGCGAGCACCCGCGCCGCGTCCAACGCCGCGACGACCTGCGCCTTGTTCGACACGGCGGGCTACTCGAACTTCGCCCGCAGCGCGGCGCGCTTGTCGTCCTCGACCTGGTCGGCCGCGTCGAGTTGGTCGACCAGCGCGAGGCCATCGGCCTTGAGCGTGACGATCTCGGCGCGGGCCGCGTCGCGCTCTTGCGTGAGCTGCGCGATGATGGCCGCTTGGTCGTCCGGCAGCGCTTCCGCCAGGGTCTTGGCCGCGTCGATGGCGGCGACTACTTCGGCTTTCGTGGACATGCGTTCCCTTTCAGAGAATCGGGGTTGCGATGATTTCGGTGATGAGGTTGTTCTCGTCGCGATGCGGCACGAAACGCCAGCCCTTCGGCTGCACCGCCTCTTTGACGATCAGTTGCTCGCGGATGACCTGAATCACAGGCTCAGCCTCCGGCGGCACCTCTGCGGGTACAGCCTTGACCCGCGGAACGAGGCTCATGCCAGCAACTTGGTGACCAGCGCTTGGGCGAACTTGTCGACCGCTTCGGCGGGATCGGGAATGACCGGGGCGGGGACGGCCTTCAAGACGCCCACTTCGGAGCGAAGCGGTGCCACCGCGTCATCGAGCATTGCCTTCGCGATGGCCTGAACATCGACCACGGGCAAGCCATTCAGCCGAGCCTCGGCCGCGGTGAGCCTCTCAAGCAATGGGCTGGTAGCGCGCGTCACGAAGTCGTCGACGGCGTCGGCCATCGCTTCCATCATCTGCTCGTCGTTCATGCAGCCCTCTTCTTAAGCGCGCTCTTGAAGAAGTTGACGCGCACAACGTTGCCAGCACCTTTCTCGGCGTCGCTCGGACCTGGCGGCGGCTCTGGCGCTGGCTCCGGCTTGGCAGTGCCGAACGGATCCGCGCTTTCGTCGCGCTTCGATAGCGCCTCGAGCGAGAAGTTTTGCTGCTGCGCAAGGGGATATTTGCCGCCGGGTACCGGGGCAAGGCCCACGCGGGCGCGAGCCTCATCCGGTGCCATGATCGAACGCGCCACGGCCTCACCGAGCGTCTTGATCTTCGTCGCCGTATCCATGCGGAGCAGGCCGTCGAGATCGAACTGCGCGCGAAGCTTCCGGCCGTCCACGTTGTAGAGCTCGAGCCCGTCGTCAAGCAGCCCTTCGATTGCCTCAATGAGCTTCTGCAGGCAGTCGTCGTAGTAGATCTGGTTGAGGATTTCCGCGTTCTGGTACGTAGGCATCGCCCCGACACCGACCTTGTAGGCCGGCACGTGGTGGACCGTGCAGACGATCTCCGCGGACATCTTCAAGAGGGCCACGATCTCGGAATCGACCGCGGTCTCGCGGATGGCCTCGTACTTCAGACCATTGCCGAGCACTGCCGTCCGGCCCGCATTGGCGCCGGAGTAATTCGTCTCCCACTCGGTCTTGTACTGCTTGGCGAGGTCGGTGGAGATCGCCGTCGGCGCCACCAGGATGCCGCCAGGGCGGGCGCCGTTGCGGAAGAAGCGCTGCGCCTCCTCCTGCATCGTGAGACCACCCATCGCCGCGAGCGCGCCGGCAAAGAGCGGCGACAGACCCACCAGCGGGTGGAAGAAGCAGTTGAAGCGGTCGTGCATGACTTCGGACGCCGGGACCACGACGTCGCCTTCAGGCACGCCCGCGAGGTCGTCCACATGTAGCCGGTAGTAGACGCTGCCGTCCGGCGCGATCAGATGCTCCACCCGATCCGGGTCCAGCACATGGAGCGCCGCCGGACGCGTAGAGCGATCGCGCTCGATCAAGACGTACGAATTGCCGCGGCGCTGCTTCGAGAGCGACCAGAACTCGATGAACTGCTGCCAGATCTGGTAGCCGTTCGGCTTGCGAAAGAGCTTGTCGTAGGGGACGCTCTCCGCCTCCTGCCACACGCCGTCCTTCTTCTCCGTCAGCGAGATCCGCAGCTTCGCGATGTCGCCGGCGATGAGGGTCTGGCAGGCGAACACCGCCCAGTTGGACTGCACCCGCCGCGGCCGGGCGTTGATGTCGAGCTGAAACGCCTGGCTCGCGTGCATGGGGTCGAGACTTCCCGCCCACACGGTCATCCAACCGCGGTCGTCCGCGCCCGTCGTGGGCACGTACGCCTTCTCGCGGCGCTTACGCTTCGCCATCGTCCTTGGCCACGGCGACAGGAGCCGGCGCGGCGATAATCGGGATCGACAGCGGAACCGCGGCAGGCTTCACAGCGACCATGTCGCGGCGGTTGTAGGTTGGCGCCGGGGCGGGAGCCGCCTCGATGTAGTCGATTACCTTGATCGCGTGCAAGGCTCGCGCCTCGCCCACGAACATACGCATCGTTCGCCCGGTACGGCGCACACGCACTGTCACGCGCATGGCGCCCTTGGGCGGGGTCGAAACAACCCGGGCCGATGCGTTGGCCCGGGTGTTTTGCTTCTTCGGCATTACGCGCTGACTTCGTTGCCGTAGGCAGCGTCGCCGACGTACTGCACAGCGCTCGATCGACGCTTGCCCCAAGAGACGCGGCGCACGACCTTGATCGCCGTCGAGTCTTCCTGGAACATCGAGACCATGTAGTTCGTCGCGGCCACCGGCGTATCCGTCGCGCCGGTCGGGTCGTCGGCTTGCTCGATCATCGCGGAATCCGAGATCGACAGAACCGCACCCGTGTCACCAATACGCCACACGTCCGACGGCTTGATCAGGATCACGTCGCCCGAACCCACGTTGTCGCCCGTGACCACCGGGTAGCCCTGCCACGTTCCGCCAGCAGGCGTCAGCGTCGGGTACTCCGGTTGACCGAGGGCATTCTTCATGAGCGACAGTGCGAGCGCCGTCGTCGGGGTCATGACCCAGTAGAACCCGCCCGACGTGTTCTTCGCCGTGATGAACGGGGCGAAGAGCGCCTTGATGTCCGTCGCGATCGACTGCGCATCCCCGCCGTTGGTGTTGATCGCCGAGACGCCGTTCAGGATGCCGGCCGGGGAAACCCCGTTGGATACCGCGGTCGCCGACAGGAACAGCGTATCGACGGCCTGCGAGACGGCATTGCGGAGACCCTCGCCCACGAGCGGCAGGCCACTGACGTCGGCCAGCCATTCGTTGGACACGACGGTCAGGCCCGCCGCCTTGTACGGGATCGTCGAGGTCGTCGAGTAGTCGCCCTTCGAGACCTTGATCGCCTTCGACTGGCCCACGAAGTAGCCGGTGAAAGCGCCGTCCTGGCCCTTGATGGCAACGTTCGCCGGCACTTCGCGCAACGGGAGCTTGTCGTAGACCGTATTGCCGTACAGGAACTCGATGAAGTCGCCCGTGTAGCGGTTGTCCACGCCCAGCAGCTCCGCGCCCCACTCACCAGAGTCCGTGCCACCACCGGCGACGGCGGCCTTCATGATCATGCTCATCGTCGGGTTGGTCTTGCCGAACATCTGGTCGAACACCTGCGCCGGCGTGACGATGTTGCCCTGCTTCAGCTCCTTCATCGAGACGATGTGCGCGACGGCGCGCTTGAGA